TCAACCGTGCCAATGATCTTCGTGCGTACAGGGCCGTCCGGCGGGAACATCTCTTTGATCGCCCGTGCAGCGAAGTCGACGCAACCCTCAGCCATGGCAGGATGGACGACCTTAGAGGCTCCCATAAAGGTTGCACCTCCGGGGGCATCATTGCCCATACCAGTCCGACGAATACCCTCTTCATACTGNTTATCTCTTAATTCTCGTGCGTTCTTGTCGTTCTCAAGCAGGTCAATGTACCGAGCAGACAGCGGCTGCAAGTCCCAGTCGCTCATGCTCTCTGCCATGTTGGAGTAAAAGTCAGGGTTGACCTCTGGGCCGTCCTCCGGCAGCGTCACTATCGCAGAGCCATCAGGCAGTTCTTCGGTGTCAATGTCCTCTTCGGGAATGTCTACTTCAGCACTGCCGTCTTCGTTCAGTTCTGGGTCGATGTTGTCTTGCTCGTCCATCATTTGGCCTTCTTGAAGTGTTTAACGCTCATCAGTTCGTACTGCATGGCGTCAAGGTTGGGCGAAATTGTAACTTTTTCTTTGGTGATGTCGTGCCCAACAGGCTTGATTGTCCCACCTTTTTTAGCTTGCTGCGGCTGTTGCGGTTGCATAGCACCCATAGCACGGCCTTGAGGCGTCATCTGGAGGATGTTGCTGGGCTGTGGAGCGCCTTGCGGGCCGCCTTGAGGGGCTGGGCCACCTTGTGGTGGTTGACCGCCTTGCTGGGGCTGTTGACCCGGTTGCTGAGGCATCAGTTGTTGTCCGGGCACGGCGGGTTGCATATCCACGCCACCAACGGGCAACTGGCCGGGATGTTGACCATGAGGCAGGATAAAGTCTTTGGTCGGCAAGTTGGGGGCTTCTTCAGCGCCAACTTGTTGAATAGCCACGTCACCGCCATCGGCTTTGTTCATGATGTGGCTTTGCTTGCCACTCTTCTCAGCCACATAGTAAGCATCATGGCCAGCTTGGCGGATAGCGTTCTGGATGTTGGGGTCTTCAATGTGCTTGTAGTGGCCGCCAGACAAGATGTCAGCCAAGTGCTTATGCACATCAGTAATGGGCGCTAAGAGTTTGTGCTGTGCGGCAATCTTGACCACGTTGGCCACATGCTCTGGGTTCTCATAGTCAAACGGGTTCTTGGGTTGGCCACCGGCAGCCATGTGCGATTTGCGCAATGCCAGAGCGGCTTGCATCTCGTCGATGGTTGGTTCTTTTACATCGCCTCCTTTGGCGTAGCCAAGTCTTTTGCGCATTGCTTCTTCGTAAGCTTTCATTTGGTCAACATACTGTTGGTCAATCGGTTCACGGATGATGTTCATCTTGGCATCGTTGAATGGCATCACGGGCTTACCAATGTTCCGTTGAACAGAGTTGTTGTATGACCGCGGCGCCAAGATTTCCATGGGCGTGATGTAGCGGGTCTTGCCAACCAACTCAGACGGGATGTCGTGGCCATAAGTTGGGTGGGGCGAAATGCTCTCACGCAGTTCACGGGTTGGGTCAAACTTGATCACGGCATTACCACCAGCGCCAGTCTCGATGTTGCGCAACTCAGGGTGACTGATCGCATAGATGATGTCGTCCAGCTTTTGCTTGCCGCCGGGGAAGTTCTTCTCCTTGCCCAACAAGCCAATGATCTTCTTGCGCATGCCAGAGTTCATCGAGCCATGCAGCATCACGTCGGCTGGGTTCTCAAAGCCGGGGAACGTAGGATAAGGAACATCTGACTTGCCAGTGGTCGTGGCCACGTTGCGCATCAGGTGGTTCAGCATCTCGATCTGCTTAGGCGACGACTCATGAGGCCGGTGGTGAGACAACACGGCGTCCAGCATGTGAACCGCATGATTAAGCGACTCAGGCGACATCTTGTGGTAGTGGCCATAGACAGCCCGCTCAGGGTTCTCTTCAGCCAAGCGCTTGACCACGTTGAACATCCCAGCACTTGCACCCAAGTCACTGGCCCAGCCAGCAGGGTGGCCGTAGGCGCCGTAGTCCTTACCGCCATACAAAGGAACTGGAGTGTCCAGCTTCTCGCCGCCGATAGCATGGAGCGTCTCACCGGCTTTAAGCATTTCTAAACCGAGGCGCTTCTTGCCCTTTGAGGGAACGACACCACCGCGGCTTGGATCACCGGGCACACCGACCGTGTAGGAGCCGAGCAGCTTCTCATAGTCGATCACAGGCACATCGGCCTTCTTGGCGCCTTTGATGGTCACGGGCAGGTTCTGCTCTCGAGCCAGTTGCTTTTGGATTTTCTTGTTTGGGTTGTCGATGCCTTCGATCTGACGAGCCATGCGCTCTGCATGAGCATTGATCTCGGCTTGGCTGAGTGATGGTGCTGGAGGGAAGTGCAAGGCCTTTTCCGAGCCGCCTTTGGCAAAATGGTTTACGTTGCCTCCTTGGGCTTTTGTTTTGGCGGCAAACGCTTTGCCTGCCTCACTTAATTCATCGCTGTGCTTTAAGTCAAAGTCTTGTCGCGCTCTTGCCAACAAATTTGATCCAATGCCTTGACGCTGCATGTTTGATTTAACGTAGGCGTTTTGAATGACGGCAGACTTGGGTGTTTCTCCGTCTGTCATGAATTGCAGCACCCCAACTGGCTCATTATTTTGGTATGACAAATATCTGTACGAATTAAACTTTGGATGCGAGTGCTTTGCCTTGGTAATCTTGAGTTCGGGCGAGTTGTGCAAAACGTGCTCTTCACCGATCATCTTTGATTGACCGGGGTGATGCAGCAGGTCGTGCTCTGGAACTCTGCCACCCTCAGCTTTGACCGGCTTCTGGTTAAGGACAGCTTGCCGCATTTCTTCAATCGTAGGTTCCACGTTGCCTCCTTGGGCTGCATGTAAATCGTTTTCGTGTGCTCGTGCTGGGTCAAACGCCGCAAAGCGTGAGCGCAGTACTTCTGGCTCTGGAAACATGTGTTGTGTTTGAATGCCGCCAAGATCAGTCATGTCATTGACTTCAAGACGGTCATATCCATGCTTAGGCAATTGCTTTAGCAATCCTCTTTGCCATGGAACCCCCAATTGTTTGGCTAAATTGTCGTTAAAAAACCCATGATTGTTTGGATGGTTTGGCTCTGTATCAGACACAGTTAATTTCTTGCCTCTAGCGACTAAAGGCATAACATTTGGCCCAGCATTACCGGGGCGTCTTTCTGACTCTGCATAAATGTCCGCAATTTCCGGGTCTTCTGTGGCGTATGTACTGTGTCGATTGCTTTTTTGAAATGCAGGAAAATCGCTTTGAGTCCCGTGATATAAAGGTTGATCCAACAAAAACCCAAGCGCTTTTGCCCGCTCGTCTGGTGTGTTGTTCTCATGCAGACCCAGCATCTTGATGGCGTTGAGTCGAGCCAGTTCCAATGCCTCAGAACGGGGATACTTGGGTTTGGTCATGCGTACCTCGGGGAGTTTTCGGCATTATGCCAAGCCACGATGACTGTGGCAAACACAATGCTCGAGTCCAGTTTAACTGGGGCTGTGGATAACTTTGCAGTCCAGTTTAACTGGATCAAGCCGCATAAGGATTACCACCTCGGCTGCGGTTGTATATTTCTGCGTCCTCAATGTCATCGCTGTCCACGCTGTCGTCTCGTGGAAAATCAATGGTGATCCAGCCTCCGTCACGCAGGTAGCGCAGGCCTTGTGAGATGCAGTCAACGAACTCGTCGTGTTCCGTCCCCTTGGGGAAGGAGCATATCTGGCTCACCATGCCCTCAGCCCATGCACGGACGTAACCCTTACGCTGGTCAGACTCGGGCACCCACACACGGCCAGCTTTGATGATGTTGGCCACAATGCTCAGGCGTTGGATCTTGTCGGCGCGGCCGGGGTTGTATGCGTGGACGGGTAGACCAGCCTGTTGCAAGTCCTGTATCAATGAGATGCCAGCCGACTTGTCCTCCACCAGCAAGAGGTCGACGCGCTTCTTCTCTTTGCCCTCGCCGTACACGACTTCGAACTCGTCGATTACTTTGGGGCGCAGTTGGGGGTAGGTGAGGTGGTCTTGCCAGCAGTCGATGACCATGACACACATCCCACCGTCGAGGGGCTTGAATACGCCCAGAGTAATGCAGCCAGTTGGATCGTTGTGGGTCTTGTCGCTAGTGGCACAGTCGTAAGACTGGATGATGTANTCGAACTTGGGGAAGGGCTTGTGTCCCGGCCAGAGGCGGAACCAGTCGCGCTTAACAATGCCCCCTTCTTCGGGGTCGATGATTTCTGCATGGATTTCCTGCCTTCCTAAGTTCGTGCCCTCGTACTGGAGAATCTGCTTCTGGAACGATGGCGCTAAGTTCTTGATGTTTGAATACGTCGAGGCGCGTGTGATCACCACATCATCCCCCTCGCGGCCAACCAGATCCATGATCAATGGCTTGGGCTTGGGCGTGGTGGTGACGATCACCTTCGTGCGCTTACCCAGCCGCACCGAGAACATGATCATGTCCCACGACTCTTGCAGGTAATCCCATGCGGCCAACTCGTCGCACCATGCGCCGTGCCACTGAGCACCACGGAAGCGGTCAGGCTCGCTCGCTGAGATGCCTTTGATCAATGAGCCATTCTTGAGATACAACTCATGCAGGCTCTTGTTGTAGCCGTCCGGTTCAACCAGTTCTTTGGGGATCACGGACAACAGACCTGACTCACCCTCAAAGCATGTGCCGCGGACGTCAGAACTTGTGGGCGCCGCCACCAGCCAGCGGGTGTTGGGGTTTTCCCATGCCCATTGACCGATAGTCTCGGCAGCCGTGCGTGTCTTACCTGCTCCGCGGCCAGCCAGCATCATCCAGATCGACCAATGATCGCCAGTCGGCTCGATCTGGTAGTCCATGGCCTTGTTGTAGTGCCAATCCATCCACCAGAGCCAAGCAGCCCTATCCTCAGCCGACATCTCGAGGAACTGCTCCTGAGTCTTCGGGTTCTCAAGGATGTCTTCAATTTTCATTGGCGTCTAACTGCTTCTTGAGTTTCACTGCCTTCTTCAACTCGTTGAACAGGTTCAAGTGAGTCTCAATGATGATCGGTGTATTGCCATCGCCCATGTGCTCGTGGCGGGCCAGCTTGGGAACGTGGTACTCAATCACGCTCTGAAACATGTCAAACGCCTTCGCCGGGTTGGGGGGAACAATGAACTCCCCCTTATCGTTGAGCACACCCCGAGCGACTTGGTCGAGCCATTCAGAGAGCCTGTGAGCGTTTCCGTCAACAAATGAGGCTATGGCCTGTCTTGCGTCAGAAGTCGCCTTGTTGGGCGTTCCACGCGCCCTGCCGCCTAATCTAACACCCATGATTACATCTCCTTCGCTAACTTCGGCTACTTTAGCCGTGTGACTGAATTTGCCCTTAGTTTAACTCGATGTTTATTTTTCTTGCAAATCAACGCATTTTGAGGGTGTTTATTTGATCCACGATCCATTGGGCATCATTACGCATTGCTTCAAATAGATGCCAGTCTTCTTTGTCTATCTTTCCTCCTGCGTTGTACATGTCATAGGCGTTCTCGTATACGCTACGCAGTCTTACGTTTATGCGCAGGCATACTTCCATGGGCAGGTGTACATCCCATAGCTTGGTGATTGCGTCCATTGCTTCTGTGAAGCTGTCGTCGCATCCAGTTGATGTGTAGATGCCGAAGACGTATTCGCCTTGATCGTTTACTTTTTCTTCGGTCGGGATTTCGTCGATTTCGAATTCAATTGCTTTGCTCATTTCTCACTCCTTTTGGTTGCGTTTTTGGATTCTTCTCTATGCTTGTTCAGTATCTCTTGTACTTTGTCCTCTACGGGGAAGACGTATTCGTGTAGGAACTGGGTGCTGAGTATTCTGTACATTGCCATGGAGCCAGCCCAGTTTCCTTGTTCGTCCTTCATGTTGTTGGCGGCGATTAGAAGTTGTTCTATGGAGTCTGGGTGAAACTTCATGTGTTCTTCTCCTCTTTGGAAAACGTGTCGATGCAAAGGCAGCCGCGCTCCATGCAAGCGGGATCAAGATCAGGGATGTGCTTGTTGATAGCCTCGGCAATCTTTTGGCGCAGCAAGCTTGGGCTTGCGTGAAACAAC